TTAACTCTTTGGTAACGGTTATTCTTTACAAAATGATAGCTGTCTTTAGCTGAAAACGAGTTTTGACACACCCTCGTTATAATTCGCATACCTAAATTAATACTTAACCGCACTTAAATATTTCGCATTCATATCTTTGCGACAGATAAAAATATATTTTTATGGCAAAGAAAGAAAAACTGTTAAGTGTAAAACGTGTCTGTTCTATTAAAGACAGACGTGCAATGGACAGCGTTGCAAACTCAAAACTCAACAACAAGGCACGTGCTTACGAAGTACTATTCCAAGCACAACAATACTATATGAATATGAGCGAGTTTCGCAAAGAACGTGAGCGAAATAAACGATATGCGTATGGCAGGCAATGGGAAGATGTCATTTGTGTAGATGGCAAAAGAATAACGGAAGCCGAATATATTAGGCGACAAGGAAACGTACCATTGAAAAACAACCTTATCAGGCGTTTGGTGCGCAGCGTGTTAGGCGTTTACAGAAGTCAGAGCAAAGAACCTATATGCGTAGCAAGAGACCGAGACGAGCAGCGTATTGGTGAAACGATGTCTACTATATTACAATGCAATAGGCAGCTTAACCGTATGGACGAAATAAGCGCACGGAGCATTGAGGAGTTTTTGATTAGTGGTTTCATTGTACACCGCAAATGGTACGGCTGGCGCAATAACAAATTAGATTGTTGGACAGATTATGTACAGCCTAACAATTTCTTCATTGACAACAAGATGCGTGATTTCAGAGGGTGGGACGCAAGTTGTATAGGAGAAATTCACGATGTCAGTTTCAATACCCTGTGCGGGCAGTTTGCAAAAACACCCGAAGACTATTATAAATTATCCGAAATATACAAGGCTGCAAAAGAACAACAGAATATCGTAAGCAACTTTACAAGCTTTGGAGTATCGGACGATACAGATATTAGTTTCTTTATGCCCAGAGACGGCAACCTTTGCAGGGTAATAGAGGTGTGGCGCAAGGAAAGCAAACCACGCTATCGCATCCACGACCCTAACAATGGAGATATTTACAAGATAGACGTAGAAGACTACCAACGACTGTTTCTCTCTATAAACGAAGAGAGAAAACAACAGGCAATAGAAGCTGGTATGGATTTAGAAGATGTACCTTTCTTGCGTGCCACGTGGTTTATAGACGATTATTGGTATTACTACTATCTTACACCATTCGGAGATATCCTCGATGAGGGAGAAACACCATACGAGCATAAGAGCCACCCATACGTATTCAAAGCCTATCCATTCATAGATGGAGAGATACATTCATTCGTAAATGATGTGATAGACCAGCAGCGATACACCAACCGACTAATTACGTTATACGACTGGATAATGCGGTCAAGTGCGAAAGGTGTCTTACTCGTACCCGAACAAAGTTTAGGCAGTATGTCAGTGGAAGAGATTGCGGACGAATGGAGCAGGTTTAATGGTGTCATTGCCTACAAGCCAAAAGCAGGAGTACCTATTCCACAACAGATTGCTGTAAATTCTACAAACATAGGCATATCAGAACTACTCAACATACAGCTTAAGTTCTTTGAGGATATTTCAGGTATTCACGGAGCATTGCAAGGTAAACCTGGATATAGTACAACAAGCGGTTCTCTCTATGCGCAGCAGGCGCAGAACGCAACCACAACTCTGTTAGACCTACTCGAAACATTCAGCCAATTTATTGTGGACGGTGCTTACAAGGACGTTAAGAATATGCAACAGTTCTACGATGGCAAACGTGTATTCAACATTGCAGGCAAGAGTGGACAGATAGTTGTCTACGACCCTAAATTAATTCGAGACGTTGAATTTGATTTGAGCATAGTAGAAAGCACGTCTACGCCAGCATTCAGACAAGTTGCCAACGATTTCCTAATGCAGATTTGGCAAAGTGGACAAATTAATTTGGAACAGCTACTCGAATATGGAGACTTCCCATTTGCCGACGAACTGCTGCAGAGTATAAAAGCACAGAAAGCAGAAATACAACAGCAAGGAGGAACACCGAACGGACTGCCGCCCGAATTACAAAAGCAAGTTCAACAAGGTGCAGATATGGACGCTGTAAACAAGGGTTACAATATGCTTAAAGCTTCATAACAAAACAAAGGTTGCGATTATGCAACCTTTGTCGTTTCTGTTTATAACACGGCAGTTGGTATATATGTCGAAAAATCAACCTCTCTTGGCAACTTTCCGCCTTTTCTTATCATATCCGCGAGCAGCCGTTCTGCTTCCTCTTTCTCTATTACTCCATTAGATATACCATAATACAGAAAGTCCACGGTCCCCACATAACGAATTCCGTTATCTGTACAATAATCCCTTACATCTTTAAAGTTACTGCTACCAACAACATTATTAGAATATCTGCAATATGCCATACAAGCACTTTCTCCCTTTCCAAATTTTTTTGTAAGTTTGGCATATTCTCTTATCATTTCTGCATTTTGTGGAAAAGACATTAAGACTATCTTTTTCAAGAGGTTGATATTATTATCCAATTCGTTTCTTGTCTTCTTGTTAATCTCATCATGAACATTATCTAAGACAACACATTCATAAAGAGGAACAAGGTCTGCGAGTAGAGAGAGACAGTTCGCCTTAGAAAAGTTAATTATAACATCAGCATCTAATACAATCTTCTCCATCTTGAATTTTATTTAATAGTTCTTCATAGTGTCCTTCCGAAATAAGGTCCTTTTCATAAAGTATTCTTGCTTTCTCTCCGTAATCGCCTATTGTCAGAAAGTTGTTTCCAGGCTTATAAAGCGTTGTGTCGTAACCATACTCTATTGCAGTCTGCAGGGGAGACATTTTAATAAATCCCTGGAATACCTCTTCGCTAAGAAATCCCAACTCTCTCAATCGATAAAGCATAGCAGAACGAGAGACTCTAAAGTATTGCTCCAACCTCAACACAACCGATAATGGAACGTTACCTCTCTCCAAAACTCTTTCAGGCATCATACTTACAATGCCTTCTGTAGGCATTAATAATGCAGCAGCAAAACTATCAGCCGTTCTCTCTGTAACAGAACGACCATCTTTCATACATATGTGTGGTTGCGGACTTTCATCATAGTACAGATGGTAAAGTTCGTGAGCTATAGTAAAATGCTGTCTTCCTTTAGGAGTATTGCTGTTTACAAGTATAAACCTGTCATTCTCTGGAGAAAGCAACGATAAGCCACAAGCCTTTTCAGACATAGGAAGATAGACTGTTAAGATATTATTCTTTCTAACAATTGTCTTGACATCTATTGCCTCCGTAGTATTCAATCCTACCTTTAGCCGAAATATATTCGCTTTTTGTTCTATGGTCTTCTTGTTAATCCTCATTCCCCTTTAACAGTTGGTTCATCTTCAAGTAGCTGTTTACTATCCCTTTGAATTTGGCTATTTGCTCAATATCTTGCGACTCAAGATTGTCTACTCTAAAAGCACAAGTAAGTACATTCTTAAGTTTCTCAATATCTTCCTCAAATAGCATGTCAAGCTCACAACCTAACAATTCTGCTGTCTTTTCTAAAAAAATCAACGGCATATCTCTTAAACCTGCCTCATAGTTGGCATAGGCAGACCGTTCTATACCTAAAAAAGTTGCAACATCACTTTGCGTAAACTTGTTGGCTTCACGCAAAGTTCTGATGTTTCTACCAATAATCTTATTCATAAGTTGTTTGTTTGTCGTGGCAAAGTTACATTAATATTTTTGATTTTACAAATTTTGCCACATATATATATCATTTATATGTGTCATATTTACCATATTATGCCACAAGTACAAATGAGTTTTCATAAACCCATCGAAATCGATGTCTTTAAAATCATACATACCTCTTATATTGTTGCTTCTGACAAAACCCTTTTATGTGTCTTGCTTTCAGCAGCACTCTTTATTGTTGATATTATTTTTGGTATCTCCATTTCGTAGAAACAGATATGCAACCCTATTGCTCGTGTCATCAACAAGTCATCGTGTTTGCCAACGATTGCTCCAAATGCACCGTTCTTCTTACGCTCATAAAACAGATACTCATCAATACAGCGTTCGTCTCTCTCTACATACATTTGCTTTCTTATTACCTTTACAAGCGTTGATATAATCATCGGTTTTGTAGATACGTTTGTGTGCCAACCATAACGTTTTGGCGCACCCTCCGCAATAGCCTCCGCACTTTGCTTGCGAGCATAAAGGTTTGGATATACATCTTTTATTTGGTCTAATATAAATGGAGCTTGTACACCGTCTATAACTCTGTCTTTGTCTTTTGTTTCGAGCGTGTTGCTCTCTATTACCAACAATGCATTGTCATAGTAGGCGGCTATCTGTGCAGATTTCCACGCAAGTATATCCATATCGGTGTGTCCATACCATTGCGCAACAACAGACGGTTTATCACCGTCCATCATATAGAACCTGTCAAATACGGTTATAACAGAGTAGTCGGCTTTTGCAGAACGCCCACCAATATCCACAACAACAAGATAGCGATTTGTTACTTTTTCATTTGCCCATATTTCTGGTTTCTTCCATATCCACAAGCAACCCTGATGGTCCTCAACAAAACGCAAACCTTTGAATGCGTCCTTACCCTCGTCTCCATCGGCAACCATATCGCCAATGAATTGAGGAGGACAACAAGATTTCTTTAATTTCGCTACTAAATACTTGTCGAAAACTCTTGTACCCGAATGCACGAACGCTTCCACATCGTCAGACGGATATTCAGATGCCATTGTAGCGTGGTCAGGTTTTCCTTTGCGTTCTTCCACGTACCAATGTATAGCTTCGAGGGTTGCGCCAAGTTCCCACAGATACCACAAGTATTTACCACTCTCTTCACGTTCGTTGCTAACATTTGTGTTATTTCTATTCTTCCATAGCTCGATAGCGAAGTCTGCTTTTTCATCTTCATTCTTAAATGGTAAGCTGTATATATCAATATCAAACCACGATATAAACAATGCCAGGAATTGTGATACACCTTTCTTTGCAGCGTCATATTCACGCTGGAAGAAGTTACCCGTACCATTTGCCGTACTTTCGTAAACTATCATCGTGTACGGCTTTAACTGAATACCTGAACAAGCAGACCGTACTATGTCTTCAGGTTTCTTTCCATCTGTAGTTTTCCAAACACCTACTTCGGAAAGGTGTACTAAGTTGTAATCACCACCACGACAACTATCAGGACGTTCGGCTGTACCTATTTTTATTTTACAGTTTCGTTGTGGCACTCTGTATATCGCTCCCGATTTACCTACTCCAACAAGTTTAGGTTCGTTAGCGTTGTAATACTCTCCTATCTTGTGTAGCATCTTTGTCGGATATGCTTTAATCATACGGTCGAACATATCCTTAATTTCGTCTGATGCTGTACCTTGATGTGCAATGATAAGAGAGTTTAAACCGACCTTGTGAACAAGTTGCAACCACGCCATATACAGCTGTGATGTAGTAGAACCACCCCATTGCCTGGCTTTCAACAATATAAGTCGTATAGGCTTGTTTGCAAGGCGAAGTTCTTCCAACTTCTCTACAAACCTACGTTGTGGACGTGTCAGACGAAACAAAACATCTTCACCACCACCTTTATTTTTGATGTACACAAGCAAGGCTGCCCAAAACGCAAAATCGTACTGTATGCGTATGCGGACAATCTGCTCTATGATTTTAAGCCTGTTCTCCTCCGTGTACTCCGCATCCATTTCCTTTTCGCAAAACACTTTCATAGACTTGTGTTTTACGATAAGTTTAACAAGAGGGACATTTAGCATTCCCACAGGTAGATACTGTGTAGGTAAAGGGTGGTCTTTTATAACCACCTTTTTTCTTTTCCCTATCGACCCCTCGCCTGTAATAGGATTAAACAGACGGTTATTCGCTTCGTTACGCTTGTCGTTTTCAACAAGCAACTTCGATACTCGAACATCTATTTGTTTCTTACCCGTCTCCGTTCGTACCATTTTGATTTAATCTTACTTATAATAACCTTAATAGAACCCTCCGTAAGGTAGAATTTTGGTGCAGGTTGCCTAACTACTTTAAACATTATCTTTGTAAGACTAAGTGTTGGATATTTCTGTTTCATTATAGTTGCTCGCCTATATATCTCAAAGAACATATCACGCTTGTTCTTTCCCATACCAAGTAAGGTATCACCTTTCATAATCTGTAAAACAACTATTAACGCACGCTCTTCACTTACCCAAAACCGGTCAGACGGACTGTCTGCCATTTTTCTGTAAATTTCCTCCGAACAAATAAACTTTACTTCTGATATAAGCTGATGATAAAGCCGTAATAGATTATTATTGCGTTCTTGTTCGTATTCAAATACACTCCCAAAGTTTTTCATAAACACCAATATAAATAACTATCTGTTATATTGGCACTTGTTCCCAACTACAAAGATAATGTTTTGTGTTAATACTTAAAAGTATAAACATTAATAATGTGTCTATTTTTGCGCTATCAACTACAAAATATTGTTTTACAATGGCAGAAGAACAAAAAAATACCCCCCAAAAAAACAAGCGCGAACTTTTTTTGGAGCGTTTGAAAACCAAATATCCCGATGATAACCTCGATGACGAAGAAGTGTTATACGGCAGACTTGGAGAAGATTACGATAACGCAGAGAATGAAATCGCAGAGTATAAGAAACACGAAGACGAACTGGCGGGTATGTTTGCTGCCGACCCACGAAGTGCTGGCTACCTTAATAGTTGGCGTAAAGGCGCAGACCCAGCAGTAGAGCTTATTCGTATGTTTGGCGATGATGTAAGAGAAGCATTAGATGACCCCGACAAGCAAGAAGCATTAGAGGAAGCGCACAAAGAATACCTCGATAAGGTTAGCAAGTCCAAAGAGTTGGAAAATGAATATAGCAAGAATTTAGAGGTATCTTTAGAAGAATTATCTAAATTTCAGGAGGATAACAACCTAACCGATGAAGAACTCGACAACGTTTCAGAGTTTATTATGACGATTATCACAGACGGTATCAACGGTAAGATTACACGAGATACAATGGATATGGCATTAAAGGCACTCAACCACGACACCGACATAGCCGAAGCAAGCCACGAAGCCGAAGTAAGAGGCAAGAACGCAAAGATAACAGAAAAGCTCCGCAAAACAGGAGACGGAATGGCAGCTATGGGAGGTCAAAACGGAATACCAGAGAAACCAAAACGCAGACCGTCAATTTTCAGCGATGCGGAAATGGCAAAATAATTTTTTTACTAATAATATTTGTATGTAAGTATGGCAGAAGTTATTCAAACAGTAGACAAAACACCTGTAGCAGCACCAGGCTCTACAGGATTAGGAACCCAATTACCAGGTCAAGCCACAACCGTAGATGGTATGGCAGGGGGCCACGGGGGGGGGGATTATCCCCCTTTTGTTTTGGGGGGGGGGGGGGGCCC